AAGCAAGGCTGGAACCTTTAAAGATACAGATTTAATTCTTACTACTGCTGGCGATGCTTACAATGAAATCAATGACTACATGATTGATGCTGTAGGTAGACCAGCAACACAGCAAGAAAAAGAAGAATACTATAAAGATATTAATGCACGGGAAAAGAAGTCTGCGGTTGAGACAGTTTCAACCCGTGATGCAACTGGAAAGATAACTACTTCTACCAGAAAAGGCGCAGCCTTTACTCCACAAGAAAGACTTAATTCTCAAAACGCTATTGTTATTAAAGCCCTTAAGGGTACAGATGCTGGAGAAATCCTTGCCTCTGCTAAGGGTAGCCAGGTTGCTGTACAGATTGCGGCTTTGCAAAAGGCTGGAGCAGAATATGGACAACCACTAACAGCAGGCGAAGCACTTAAATATGTTATTGCTGGTGGCACAGAAAGAGATGCTATCGCTAAACAAACAGAACGTATGCGTCTTAACGCAATAACTATGTATGGCAATCTTAAAGACCACATTACTAATGGTGGAAATGTTAAAGACATTGCTGACCAGTATGCATTGATTAAGTCAAGAAAACTAGGTATTCCAATTACCGATGCTTTTAATGACAAAGATGTACAGATGGCACTTACTAGAGATGGTGGACTAATGAGTACTGCAGAGTTTAATAGACAGATGCAAGCAAACCCACTATGGCGACAAACAGATGAAGCACGTAATACTGCTGCTGATTTTGCTAACACCATACTTAAGTCGTTTGGATTCATGGGCTAATGGCACAGACAGCAGCGCAAAAAAAAGCAGCAGCAACTTTAAAGCAAGCACAAGCATTACTTGCTAAGCAAAAGAAATCTTTAGCCAGCCTTGAGGCTGAGCAAGCACTATTAACTCCTACACCTGCACGTGTTGATACAACAACACTACAAGGTATTATGGCAGCGTCTGCTCGTCCTACGCAACAAGAAATTGCAGACGATGAATACTCTAGAAAAAAAGTAGGAACAACTGGTAAGACTCAAGCACAGTTAGATGCAGCAGCAGGTGCTGCTGATGTAGTTAAAAGTATTAATGAAAACTATAGTAGTCTAGGTATTACATCTAAGATTGACCCTAAGACTGGTAGAGTTATTACTACTCAAGGTGACAAAGTATTAACTCTTAATCCACCTGGTAGTCCATTTGCACCCGCTGCTCCTGTAGAAGATAAGCCAGAAAAGAAAGAAATTAGCGATGCAACGCGTGATGCGTTTGCAATGCTTACAGATTTGTTTAGGTCTTATGGACTTGAAGAACTTGCTGGTGAAATTGCAGACTACATGAAGCAAGGTCTTACATCAGCCGAAGCATTAATTAAACTAAAGACTAATCCTGCTGGTGCTTATGCAACTCGCTTTGCTGGTAACTTTGAACGTGTTAAGAAGGGCTTGAATGTCCTATCTGAGGCTGAGTATATTAACCTTGAAAGTTCCTATGCCCAGACACTTAAAGCCTATGGCTTAGGCAGTATGGTAAGCAGTAATCGTAAAGATAACTACAAGAAGTTTGCCGAGTTTATTGCTGCGGATATTTCTGCCGTTGAGTTTAAGGACCGTATTGACCTAGCAGTAACTAGAGTTAAAAACGCTGACCCATTTACTCGCAATACTCTTAAGTCTTTTTACAATATTAACGATACTGATTTAGTTTCTTACTTTTTGAATCCTACAGAAAACCTACCTAAGTTACAGCAGAAGGTAACTGCTGCTGAAATTGGTGGCTCTGCTGTAGCACAAGGCTTAACAACATCACTTACATCAGCGCTATCACTTGCTGAATTTGGTGTTGACAAAACTGAAGCACAGGCTGGATACCGCTACATTGCACAGGCTTTGCCACGCGGTTCTTTCCTTAGTGAGATATCTTCTCAAGGTGGTCCTGCTTATACGCAAGGTTTTGCTGAAGATGTAGTACTGCGTAAAAGCGGTAAAGCATTAACACAGCAAGAAAGATTAATTGAAGAAGAGGCTTCTCGCTTTAAAGGTTCTTCTGGTATAGCAGATAGCAAGAGCCTAGCGTCGCAAAATCGCGGCGCATTTTAAATTCCTGACATGGACCTATCGGCCCCATGCAGCGTATTAGACCGATAGTAGGAGCCAGCCAGTTTCCCCGAACTGAACTGTGGCCTGCGAACTAACAACGAATAGAAGGGTGGGTTGCTATGAGCAACAACTACTGGGATGAAGAAGATGACGACCTGGATACAGAAACGGAAGCACCATTGGATGGTAGTGACTTACTTAAAAAGTTACGCAAAGCCAAGCGTGCAGATGAAAAACGTATTAAGGAACTTACTGAGCAACTTGAGACATTCTCCAAGGCGCAGCGTGAGGCGACACTTAAGGAAGTCCTAGAAAAGAAGGGCGTAAATACCAAAGCAGCACGGCTAATCCTAAAGGATATATCCGAAGTTAATGAAGAGTCAATTAATAATTGGCTATCTGACAACGGAGATTTAATTGGGTATCAGCCTAAGTCTAATAATGACGATACTAATCTTGCAGCATTACGCCAGCAAGATATTGTGACGCAGCAGGGTATTTCGCCAGATAAAGCAAATGATATGAACGCTCGTCTAAATGGCAATTTTGAGAGCGCTGAAGATTTTATTGCTTTTCTTCAATCACAACAATAATATCCGTTCATAGTCAAGGAGACTAAAAAACATGGCAAACGCATATACAGATACCTCGAGCGGTTCGTTCGGCGGTACAGTAGGCGGCGCTGGTCTCGTACAAAAGGCGTATGACCGCCTTCTCGAGTTCGCTCTCCGTTCAGAACCCCTAATTCGTTCTGTCGCAGATAAGCGCCCCGCACGTCAATCAATTCCAGGTTCAACAGTAGTTCTACAGAAGTACGTTGACCTTGATGCAGTAACAGGAACACTAACAGAGACAGTTGACCCAGATGCAGTAGCACTGACAACACCAACCTCTGTCACAGTAACACTTAATGAGTACGGTAACGCAGTTCTAGTAACTCGCGCATTGGAACTCTTCTCACTTGCAGATGTAGACCCAGCAATTGCTAACATCATTGCATACAACCTTGCAGATTCAATTGACAAGGTTGCAATGACAACTCTACGCTCAGGTACAAATAACATCTTCTCAGGTACAGCAACATCAACTGCAACAATCGCTGCATCATCTACACTAGATTCAGCAGACATTCGTAAGGCTGTTGCTAAGTTGCGTTCTAACAAGGCCAAGGGCCGCCGTGGAGCAGCATACTGGGTAGGTATTCACCCAGAAGTTTCACACGACCTTCGTGCTGAAACAGGCGACCTAGGATGGCGCTACCCACAGTCACAGTCTGCTTCAGAAGCAAGCAAGATTTGGGCTGGAGAAATCGGTGAGTACGAAGGCGCGTTCTTCGTAGAGTCATCACGTTTGTTCAATGCCAAGTCAGGTGCAGACCAGTCAGCATTGGCAACAACAGCAGTAACAGTAGCAGGAACATCAGCAGGATTTACATTCGGCGTTGCTTCATCATCTGTTATCGCTGCTCGCGCTGAAGTTGGCGATAAGATTTCAGGAACAGGCGTAGGAACATCTGCGAAGATTACTGCAATCACAACATCAGGTTCAACAACAACATTTACTGTTGACGTTGCTAACTCTGCTGCAGTCACAGTATCAACAACAATCACAGTTACACCTGTAACACGTGTCTTTGACACAATCGTTGCAGGTTCACAGGCAATGGCAGAAGCCGTTGCTGAAGAGCCACATGTCGTTATTGGTAACGTAACTGATAAGTTGATGCGTTTCCGCCCAATGGGTTGGTACGGCGTACTTGGCTTTGCAGTTTACCGCGATGAGGCTCTATACCGAATCACATCAGGTTCATCAATCGCTGCTCTCTAGTAGTTAATTGACTGTAGGGCTGGGGCAACCCAGCCTTATGGTGAGTCCACTAAAGGAGGATGAATGTCTAACTGGTTATTTAAAACACCAACAGTTGAAGAAGGTCCTGCTGGCATGCATAGACTGTTTGAGTTTTATAAGTTGGACCGTGGTATATCTATTGTATTAGATACTAATGGACAGTACCAACAGATTCGTTATCCACTTGATTCTGATTTACCTGAGTACCCAGTTGTCTATCGTGGTGGCTATGCCCACACAGTAGATGACACTACTAAAGCAGCGCTTATTGCTGGTGGTGTAGGAGTGACGGAAGCAAACTTTACTGAACTATGAGTCTACATCAAATACAAACACATCCTGAATATGTAGAGGGATGTTTTGGGTGCAAAGTTATGACCCTTGAACTAGGTACAGGTGATGCTGACTCTCGTCGTCAAAGACCACAGAGAGCGTTTAACCAAGAACTAAATGCTTACAATGAGGCTAGAGCACAAGGTATACAACCTGGCGGTACATCAATGCAAAGGATTCGTGAAGCCGAAAAGGCTTCCGAAGTATTGGGCAGACCATATAACTCGAACACAATGCCTGATGCAAACAAAGTAAACAAATCAACCGTAGCAGTAATGAAAGAGATAGGACAAATATAATGCCAATGGTAGACGGAGAGAAGTTTCCATACACAGCAGCAGGCAAAATGGCTGCAAAGAAGAAGGCTTCAAAGATGGGCAAGCCAATGAAGAAGGCTGTTAAGAAGACAGCAAAGAAGATGGCTATGAAGAAGATGGGCAAGAAGTAATAAATGCCAAAAATGCCTAAGCAACCAAATAAATCTAAAAGTAAAACACCAGCAGAAGTTAGAGATATTCAGACACGTATTAAGCCACGCAAACTTACAGCCTTTGAAGAATTACTCATTAAGTATAAGGGTGATATTACAAAGATTCCTGGTTGGCAAGGCGGAAGAGGAACAGAGTAAACAATGGCTAAGTCTCCAGCATGGACGCGTAAAGAAGGCAAGAATCCTAAGGGAGGACTTAACGCAAAAGGTCGTGCATCCTATAAGGGTGGCACTCTTAAGGCTCCTGTTAAATCTGGAGACAATCCACGCAGGGCATCCTTCCTAGCACGGATGGGTGGGATGCCAGGTCCAGAGCGCAAGCCTGATGGCTCGCCTACTCGTCTACTTCTATCACTGCAAGCATGGGGTGCTTCTTCAAAGTCAGATGCAAAGGCTAAGGCTGCTGCTATCTCTAAGAGAAACAAGGCTAAGAAGTGAAAAAGAAATCTACAGTTAATGCTGCTGGTAACTACACTAAGCCCGCTATGCGTGCTGCATTGTTTAAGAAGATTAAGGCTGGCTCTAGAGGTGGAGACCCTGGTGAATGGTCTGCTCGTAAAGCACAGTTGCTTGCTACTGAATACAAGAAGGCAGGCGGAGGGTACAAGTAATGGCCCTTGCTAAATCTCAAAAGTCACTTAAGAAGTGGACTGCACAAAAGTGGAAAACTTCTGATGGCAAACCATCTAAAGGTAAGAAAAGATATTTACCAGCAGCAGCATGGGCTGCATTAAGTCCTGCTGAAAAAGCAGCAACTAATAAAGCAAAGGCCGCTGGCAATAGAAAAGGCAAGCAGTTTGTAAAGCAACCAAAGTCAATAGCAAAGAAAGCAGCGAGGTTTAGATAATGGCAACAGGAGTAGCAGGTAGCACACTTGCCGACGAGTTAAATCGTCTTGCAAATAGTGGGACGTACCCAACACCAGATGCATATCAGTCCGAACAAGGTGCAGCAAACAACTATGCTGAGACTAATGGCTTAGGTATTATTGCTGCTCTAAATATTAAGGCTGATGCAAATCGTCAACCTGATGAATACAAGATGCTTAACGCTATTTGTAATGAATTAGCAGGAACTACTGGACTATCAGCCATTGTTGCATTAAGGAGCATAGACCTGTGACA